GTGGGTCGCTGTTGTTTAGATTAGGTGGCGTGCCCCCCCCACCCCGCATATGCGGGGATTTTGGGGCAAACCTACTGTCGCACGGACAGGAGCTGTGTTTTGGGTATTTTGTATTTTGTTTTCACATGTTGTCTTTACACTTGTGTTGGTTTCACTCACATGTATCCAACCTTCTCCTGGCCCCATCCTTTCACCCATGTCGCCATGGTTTCACCAGCAACCAAAACCTGTGGTGCTAACTGACCCAGGGCCTTTGCAGACTGTGGATCTACACCCAAGACGGTTGAAGATGTGGTTACCAGTGCGGCAGCCAAGTCCGACAATACGGTGGTTGGCTTAATGGGCAAGTTCCCTTGTGCCACCTCCAACACGTTGCCAAAAGCGACGGGGTCGGAGTGGGACATAGTCGGGATCGCGTCGGAAGACCGGCCAATGGTCTCAAAGTGGCCTATGACTTCGAACTCGTAGGTTTGGGGATTCAGATCTGCGCCTTCGACTATCAACGCCATACAATGGGAACCTGTGGTGGAGACAGAGAACGTATAGTCCGTTGCCTTCACTGGTTTCCAATTCACGGAAACCCACTGGTTCTTCACCGGAGTGAGTACAGAAGTGGGCTCTATGCGAATGAATGCAATCGTGGTGGTGTCTGCAGTCGTGTTATCAGGCTGACGATAGACCGTAATGGTTCCACCACGGTTCAACTCCGTACCGCGATAGCGGATTCGGAGTCCAGCTGCAACCAGTCGCCATTGCAGCCCATCTGCAGAAATATCTGCATTGGTAAATGTGCTGCGGTAACTGGTCACAACTGTGTTGGTCGCCGTCTGTCGTGTTGAGGCTGTTGTGCAGACAGATGTCGCACTGGTACCTGTGATCTGCGCACCGTCGCTGGTTGGGACGTATGGGGAAAACCACGCGCCACCAACACCTGTTGTGCCGGTGCTGAAAGTACCACGAGCGAACATCTTTCGCTTCACACTTGGCACGACTGTCGAATCGGGAACACAGAGCTGTCCTTGTTTGGCAGCGCCGGAGAACGCATCGCCGATGGCGACAGCGTAAAGCGCTCCACACTCAGACAGATTGACGCAGCATCGTTGTGCTGCGTTCTGGCGGTTATTGTTGGGTTTCTTGATTTTGTTAACCATCTTGTGTTGACTTTATACAATTGGTATTGTTTGATGTATGTTGTACGAAATAAATAAATCCTCTATATACGTGGGTGAGAATTTATAAACCCGCTTTTGCTCAACTAGTTGAGCTCTCGAGATTCAGGGGTGTAAGGCGCCCACGCAGTGTCACACGGCATGTCATGACACTGTATGGGCCGGCGGTACTCAAACGTCTTCCGCGAGTACATCGCTTCAATTGCGACCTGGTGCTGCGGCAGCACACCAAACGCCTTGTAGAAACTAATCCTTGCCTCTTCCGTGATGGGTCGATGACCGCGTTGCATTCCCCGGGACAACCAATACAGGCCATTCCTCGCAACAAACGAGTTCTTGACTTTCTTGGTTGGTGTTGCCCGGGCCATTGAACTGTACAACGCATCGAAGACCGGCATGCCCCCGGCCATGGCTAGTCCACAACTAGCCACGGCACGGAGCTGCTTGTGCCACACCTTCTGGGAATCCAGAATTTTAACGCTGCAAGAGTCGGTTGTTGCGCTCTTGAACGGGTTGCGGCACATGGTCCACGTCTCACCATCATGAACGGGCTGGGTCTGGCAGAACTCCAGGTGTTCCAGCTCGTATATTGGCTCCTCCATCACCATCTTGAACCCCAATGCCTCGCAAAAGGCAGGGAACCCAGACAGTGAATCCGTGTCACTGCTCTCCATGATTATCATACAGTCATCGCCATTGTTGACGAGATCATATTGTACTCCCTTTCTATGGAAATACGAGAAAACCATGCCACACATGATCAAGGTATTGCCTAGACCTGTGTTCATGTCCCCACTCATGCGTCCACCTCGTGATTTGAACTTGAGGTAGCCGTCCGGGCAGCGGGATGCGCCCGAATTGGTGAGTTGCAGGGAGAGCAGATGGGCCAACCACTTATCACCATGGTGACAGTGTTTGTATATGCTGTGTTCCCATTGTAGCATTGGTAGTGACACACTCCGGTCAAACCGGGAAGCATCTGCCCCAACACCCACGGGATTAACATATTTGGCCCATTTACGGACAATCTCGCGTGCTTGTGCACCAGCGTTCATTCCCTTGAACACGGTAACATCGTCAAACACGGTGTTCACGGCATTGT